AGCTTCTTTTGTAAGGCTTTATAGCGTTTTCTTTCTTGTGGACTCCATGCGTCATCCCCACCAGTTCTGCCTGTGGGCGTAGGAGCAATGTCTATTTGAAAGGCATTGTTCTGAAAAACATTTATTTGAAAAGCGGTAGTCATGCGAATAATAAAAAGAAATTGCCATTATTACCACTTGGCGGTGCAGTGAATATCCAACCTGTGTTATTGCTTGTATTAGTAGAGTTAGCACCAGCATAAAAAGTAGCCCCGCCAGTAGCATTGGAATCTCTAATGTTCATATAATCAACGCTTACAGTTCCACTTGCTTGTGAAATAGTAGCTTGCGTTCCTGCGGTAGAACTATTTAAAGTTGCCACACCGCCTGATACTCCAGTAACTGACCATGTTGTAACGGTAGTTGTAGTGCTTGCAGGAAGCGTTAAAGTATAATTTAATGTTTTTGAAGAAGCTAAAGTAGCAAATGTATTTGCCCCTGTGATGATAAATGTATTTCCTGTAGCAGCACCGCTTAAAGTTAAATTATTGTAAGTCAAGCCGCCACCATTAAAGGTTTTTGTACCTGTAGCGGTGTTTATAACAATGTTTGCAGTATTTTTGTTAAAAGTAAGATTAGTTGTTGTAGTTAAATCCCAAACTGTATTATTACCACCAGCAGTTAAAGTCCAAGTTCCTGAACCCATAGTAAGAGTTCTGGTATTAGAATTACTTGAAACAAAAGCGGCAACTGTGACATTAAAATTATTAGCATCAAATGTGCCGTTTGTTAATGTGATTGTTCCACGATTTAAAGTCGTATCAGTTGTTAATGCACTTCCTAATTGAACTGTGCCACCAATACCGCTAATAGTTATTGAAAAACTTGCTGTAACTCCATTAGTTGTGTATGTTTGTGTTCCAGAAGTAGCACCAAAAGTTGTGATTAAAGCACCAGTCACAACTGTATTGGTTGAACTAAGCGTAAGATTTCCATAAACAGTTCTTGTGGTATTAGCTAACGCACATGAAGAACCCGTAAAGTTTAAATTTTTAAATCCACCAGCAAAAGCTAATGTTGAACCACTAGGCATTGCACTAACATTAAAACTAATGCTATTTGCTTCCGTAGCACCAATTGCAGAAATTGTTACAGAACCAGCCGCAGTTGTATCTGTTACATTAATTACGGGAGTTCCAGTTACAGAAAATGTTGATGCACCCCCTTGATAAACTGTTCCCGTTCCAGCACAAGTAATGCTGTTTGTTCCAAATGCTAAAGTGCCTGTAAAGTTAGCCATTGTAAGCGTTGAACAAACTGCTGTTCCTGCGCCAATAGTTACTGTGCTTGCGCCTGAGTTGGCATCAAAGAAAACAGTATCAGCAGAAGTAGGTACAGCTTGACCACCAACACCGCCAGAAGTCAAAGCCCATTTAAGAAGGGCAGTACCATCCCAAGTGGCAGTACCACCTACCCAATATCTATTAGCCATTGATTATTGATAACCAAGTATTAAAGCGTTGGGTTTGAATGGCTAGAATTTCGTCATCAGTTAAGCCATTAATATAATCAGGTTCGCCAACAATAGCGTCATTTAGCTTGTTTTCGCCATCGGTTGCATAAAATGGCAAAGATATTCTGCCATCTTCATAAGTAGTTTGGTCTAAATTAATAATTTCCATATTAAGCCTGTTGTGCTACTGAAACAACATCCCAAAATGTTTCATCAGAGTTATAAACCGCACCTATATACACAACTTTAGAAATCACAGTCGTTGTAGGCAAAGTAGTTCCGATAACCCTAAATCCACCGCTTGTAGTAGTCCAAGTAATTGCTCTTGCTGTGCCATTATCTTTAATACGAATGGTTAGTTTTTGTCCGTTTACTGGTGTTCCTGTTGGCGCAGAAATAGCCAACGCAGCAGCTTGAGCCGTTAATACTGATTGGTCATAACTGTCGCTGTTTATGGCTAAAGTAGCGGTACTTGCTTGACTTTGAACACGCAAATTGATGCGTTTGTTTGTTAATGTTTCTGTACCAGCTAAGGTAGCTAATGTACCTGATGTTGGTAAAGTTACAGAAGTATTGCCAGAAGCGGTTAAGGTTGTAGTAAATGCGCCTAAAGTTGTTAAACTGCCACCTAATGTAATGGTTGAGCCTGTATTTGCTACGCCTGTTCCACCGTTTGCACCTAAAACAATGCCTGTGACATTGGCTGCGTTTCCAGTAATATTAGTAGAGCCTAAAGCAGAAGCTACTTGCGCTCCTGTTGCTGTTGTCAAAGCACCTGTAGTTGTAGTGCTATAAACAAGGCCTGAAGCGTTTGCGCTTGTTCCTGCGGAATAATCTGTTCCTGCTGTGGCGGCAGAAATTGCTGTGCCATTACCTTTTAATACGCCTGTAATAGAAGTAGTTAAAGTTAAAGCTGGAGTTGCGCCACCACTTGAAGTACCAGCAAAACCATTAGCAGAAGATACGGATACGGCTGTTACTGTGCCAGTAGTAGGAGTAGACCATTGCGGAGCAGTAGCACCAGCATTGACAGTTAATACTTGCCCTGCTGTACCAATCGCTAATCTAGTGCCAGCACCACTTGTACCACCATAAAGAGTATCACCAGCAGTAGTCAAAGGACTTAAAGCATTAAATGCTGCACTTGCAGTAGATTGTCCTGTGCCACCTCTATTTATTGCAACCGCATTACCATTCCATGTGGCAGAAGTAATAGAGCCTGAGTAATCTAAAGTATTGGTAGACCAACTTACATTAGAAGGAGTTGAGTCATGTCTATCCCATGAACCTGCTGCTATTGAATTATCAAGCAACACAACAGTTACATAACCGCCTGAATTTATAGTTGCTACAGTTGTAGATGAATTGTTTTGTACTGTAATTGCGCCAGATGATTGGTTGTTATTAAAAGTAAATAATGCGCCATTGGGCAATGTTGTAGCATTAGGCAGTTTAATTGTTTGACCGCCAGAGCCTGTAATTTGCCAATTTTGTACAGAAGAAGCAGTTAATGTAATTGTTGTGACGCTTGCCGCTTGGCTAGTAAAACCCTCAAATAAACAGTTAGTAGTGATATTTCCATTAGCATCACGCAAAACAACGCTATTTGCACCACTTGAAGAAGTTACTCCTGTGCCGCCATTGGCTACAGGAATAGTTCCTGTTAGGTCGTGGTCATCATTCCAATTAGATGGGCGTACTACGGTTGTGTCTGCCCCGTCAGGTATGCTACTGACAAACTTATGCTTGACTGTAATAGCCATTATTGGACTCCAGTAATTTTACCGTCAGGGCCACGAACTACAGTTCTTGGTTGGTGCATCTTAGCAATTAAAGCGGCAAGCATTTCTGTTAATTGCTGGTTACTTAATTGCATTTGGTCTAATGCTGGTTTTAGTGGATGGTCTGCCATTTGTGAGTACCCCATAGAGTCTTGTAATATTTTAGCTTGGTCTATTGCTTCTATATAAGCTGCCGTGCCATCATCTAATCCTGCACCAATTCTAGCAGTTTCTAGTTTTGTAGCATTATCAAGGTAGGCAACAAGAATTTCTTTATTGTTTTCTGTTTCAGCTTTTTTCTTGTCTGATTCAATTTTATATTGTTCAATTTGCATTTTCATCTGAGCATCTGCTTGATTTCTTTGTTCTTCAAGCTGGAATTTAAGCTGGTTTTCTTGCGCCTGGTATTCTTGCTTGGATTTTTCTAGTTGAATTTGTGCAGAAATCTTAGCTTGTTCAAGTTGAGACTGGTTTTGCATCTTAGATTGCTCTAATTGCGCTTGCATTTGAATTTTTTGCATCTCTGGGCTAGGCGGCTTAGGTTGACCCTTAGTCTGTTCATACTGTTTACGCAAATCATCAGCAGTTTGGTCAATAATGCCTTCTAATTGCTTGCCGGCTTTAAATGCAGTAACACCAAATTTGAGCATTTCGCATAGCATTGGGGTTAATTCTGGGCTTGCTTGTGCGGCAGGCAATGCAGTTTGCATAAATGAGCCTACAGCGCTTAAAAAGGCTATTCTGTTAGTCTTTTCTTGCTGCTCATCTTGGTAAATCATTGAGTCAGAAGTGACTTCTATGCGGAAATTCTTACTAGCTTCGTTTCTAAGTAACTCTAAAGCCTGGGGAATAAGCTGTTGGTCTTCTGGACTTAATTGCATTGCACCAGAAATTTTTACAAGCGTGTCATCAGTAAAGTGATTGCAAATAATCTGCGCTTTAATAGACAAAAGACTGGTAGCAAAGTCTACGACTGAGTGCTGCATAGTCTTTAGGCGACCAGCAGCGTTATTTGACTTAATAATCTGTGCGCCAAGGGTCTCATTAGGGTCAGTTTGACCACGCTGAATGTCAGCAATGCCCATTAATTCGTAAATCTGTCCCTTAACTTGCTCCATTGCCTGATAGCAAGATTGCAACGCAGCAGCAAATGGGGTAATGTCTACAAGGTCAATAGCACCTTTCATGCCTTGTTTTTCGGCAAAAGCCATCCAGTTATGCACAGGAATAAGCGTATTGTTTTCGCCTTCAGAGAATAAGCGTTGTAGTTCAGAGGCCGAGGCATCGTAAACACCACGCACTTTGAGGGCGTTAATTAGCCCGTCAATTCTGTCGCATAAAGCGTCTAATTCTCTAGCTTGGTCTTGGTAAATGACGAAATCAGGTATTGGTTCAAGGCTATCAGTTGTAAGGGTGCTGTAAAGGGGTTTAGGACAAGGCCAAAAGTTTTCCAAACCAAGTGGGTCATCACGCTCATCCAATATCTTTCCGAGGGACTTAGAAATCCACAATACTTTACCTGTTTCTTTGTCCCAGATTTCATAGATTAGCGCCTCGTATACTCCGTCATCAGACTTGTAAGACTGTTTTAAATCGTCAGGCTTAGTATCAAGTGGTATTTTGTAACCTAATTCTTCGCCAAAGCGCTCACATAGGGCAGAGCGGTTCATATAGACTCTGCGCCATACTGCGGTGACTTCTTCCCATGTTCTTGCAACGGTGTGTCCAAAGTCTCTCCAATGGACATAATCTACAGGGCAGCACTCGTACTCAATGCGCTCTTGGCTTTCAGCTTCCATGCCATCAGGTGTTTCAGCTTCGTCAGCATCTTCGGTGACTTCTAAGCCGTCATCAGGCATATCTGGGGTTTCACCAACAATATGTGGTTCGTAACGCACCCAGGCTACACCACGACCACCTAATAAACGGTCAAGGACTGAGTTGTTCATAGCTGACTTATAGTCGCCATAATGCTCAATCTCAAACTCTAATGCTCTTTCAAGCATCATTGAGGCTACACGCCCAATCGGGTCATTGTCTCTAAATCTGCGGCTTACATCAGGGCGAGGCAGTCTTGCAAAGATAGCTGGCTGAATGGTTTGGACATTAGACCAAAGGATATTAAACCTTGCATTTGGATTGCGGTCATAGCGACTGTCATCCTTGTATTTCTTTACTATGCGGTCTACTCTAGCTTCCCAACGCTTATAGCCACGCTCGTAGCCCATAATTGTTTTGTACCAGTCCTCGTAACTGTGGTCTACAGTTCCCTTGTCATTCGCCATTAAATTCTCCTATTAGTCACAGTTTGTTGCTGCGACCACAACTCTTTTAGAGTTACATCAGTTTGCCCCACAAACACCCCTTTAATCGAGTCATCTTTCGAGGGTAACTTAGCTTCTTCTTTCCAAGCAATACTCAACATCCTAAAGGCATCACTGCCATGACTCGTCCAATCGTGCCTAGGCTTATCCCTAAACACTTTCTTGTCCTCATCCCACTCACGCTGGTACTGCCTTAAACATTCAATCAAGCCTTCACTTCTTTCGGCATCAAACCAGCATCTTAATAATGCCATCCTTGCTGCTTGTATTCCGTCTTGAAGTGACAAACTTGGTACAATTTTTAAACATTTTAACGGAATTTTGTCAGAAAGTTGCTCAATTATAGACTTTCCTCCACTTGCAAGTGTTTTTGCTCTTGCGTCATGCGGCAGAAAATGAGTCGTATATTTCATATTCCATTCAATTTCACGCTGCTTTATTAAGCCGGTGTAGAAGGGAATAGACTGCCCGTTGCTTGAATGGTAGTCAATTATATGTATCTCACCATGCACAACCTGGTAACTAATAATGCTGGTATCGTCTGAATAACCCAAGTCCCAGGCGCTAAACAGAGGGAACATAGGGTCTAGCTCAACCTTGGTAATTCTATTGTCATCAGTAAGCTGGCGCATTTCCTTGCCGTAGTAAGCGCCAATAATAGCTGACTCAAAGTCACACTCAAACTCTTGTAAGTATTGGTCTTGAGTCATAGACTTGGCAGCGTCTTCTAACTCAGACTTAGGTAATAACCCTGTTTGACTAGCCCTTAAAGTCTTGGCAAACCAGTCATCAGACTTAATTGCGTTGCTATATATATCCCAAAAAGCGTTATGGCCTTTAGGTGTGCCAATGAATACTGCCCAGCCTAGTCTGTCTGC